GCAGTCTGGCAAGCCCGCAAGGGTCACACGTGGGGCCAGGTCTCCCGATTCACCGGCGTCTCACTCCGCACCCTAGAGCGCATCCGCGGGGGCCACAGAGTGACTGCAGAGACCGCAATACGTCTTCACCGCGTCACTGGCCTGGCGCTCGAAGTCTTCCTCGTGCTTGAGCCTGAGAGGATACCGGCACCAGAATATGAGCCAACGAAAAAACTCACCGTCGCCGAGTGCCTCCAAGCCCTTGAGCGCTCCCGTAGACATGCGCGCGAGAGCGACGCCGTCGACATCGATGGCACTGCTCGCGGAGACGCAGGAGATGGCACTGACGGCAATGCAGTCGGCGATTCTCTCGGGGCAGATGTCGATCGAGGATCTGGCGCGCTTCATCAAAGACACGGCGCAATCGCTGACGACCTATCGAGCGGTCGTGCCTGATGAGTCCACGCCTGCCGGGCCTGACCGAGATCGACACGATCCGCAGGCAGCGGGAGTCGGCACGCAAGAGCCGTGAGGCAACAGCGCGCAAGCAGTCGGCTGCGCAGCTTGCTCGCCGGATGGAGCCGCTTGGCGAGTTCATTGTGCGGGCGTCGGGCGGCAAGCTTGTGAACCCGGTGCATCTCGCGCCGCTTATCAAGCAAATCACGCGCATCGCGAACGGCGAGTGCATCGAGCTCTGCGTCTCGCTTCCGCCTCGTCATGGCAAGACAACGACGCTGATTTACGCGGTCGTATGGCTGCTCTTCCAGCGACCCGGCATGCAGATCCTTTACGTGTCGTTCGCGCACGGATTCGCGGTTAAGCAGGTCCGCAAGATGCGTGCAATCGCTATCGCCATGGGCCTTCCACTCGGCGAAGTGCGCAAGGGTGGCGAGTGGACGACGGCAGCGGGCGGCGGCGTCAAGGCGGCTGGCATCGGCGGCCAGGTCGTGGGCGAAGGCTTCCACCTCATCTTGCCTGATGACATCCACAAGAACCGTGCAGAGGCCGAGAGTGACACGATCCGCGAGGCCGTCTTCGACAGCTACCTGAACGACATCGTCACGCGTCAGCACCCAGAAGGCACGAGCCAGATCCCAACGGGCACACGCTGGCATGTGCGCGACACCATTGGGCAGCTCACGACAGAGAGCGACGACCTCGACGCGCCGCGCGCGTTCGACTGCATCAACATCCCCGCATTGAACGACGCAGGCGAAGCGCTTGCGCCAACACTCTTCACCGCTGAACGCCTCAACGCGATTCGCCGCCGCATCGGCCCGCACGCCTTCGCCTCGCTGTACCAGGGCCGCCCGCAGCCCAAAGGCGGCGCCCTATTCGGCCCTGTCACCTACTCGCGTGGGCCATCGCCCACAGCGGGCCGCGTCTATGTGCGAGGCGTCGACCTTTCGCGCACTGCGAAGAAGCGCAGCGACCATCACGCCAGCGTCGTGCTCTGCCTCAGCGAAGGCGTTGTGCACATCGTCGACATCATCTACGAGCGAGCGCTGCTCACAGACCGGCTCGAAGAGAATGGCACGACGACACCGGGCATCATCCGGAGCATTCATGCGCAGGGCTTGCGGTACGGCAGACCGCGAACCGCACAGCACACAGGCCGCGACGAGCAAGCCGTGCTCGACCTGTTTGCCACGCATCACACGCACCCGGTGCACATCATCGGCATCACTGCAAGGGAGGGGAAATACCTCCGCGCGCAAGACCTCGCGGCAGCGTGGAACCTCGGCCGCGTGCGCGTCGTCGAAGGCATCCCTGGCGCGCACGAGCTCGTTGCGCAGTCGTCGCGATTCACCGGCATCGACGGCGACAGCGACGACCTCATTGACGCGCTCGTGAGCGCCTTCGCGCTACTGCCACCGCTCGACCAAGGCCCACCGCCACCACCGCCGCGCGAGCGCCCCGAGAGGCGCATGGCTACCGCTGCGGCTCGTGGACGTCACACTTAGTCAGGTCAGCGTCGCCGCGCCGCGCCCTGCATGCCCACGGATCGCCGTCGTGCAGAATGCCAGGCACCCAGCGCGTGCCGTTGAGCCGACGTGAGCACGAGTCATTGCGCCAGGCCCACGAGTCGACGACTTGCGCCAGGGTCATCATGTGCGCTCCTGCAGGCATCATCGCCTCACTCTAGCACGCGTCACCGTTGGCGCGCTCCGTGACGTGTCACCCCTCGCACGCTCGCGAGGTGGCATCCCGCAGTGACACCGTAGTCAGCACCACGCGCAAGACGCGTGCGACTACGCGTGACCGCGGCGCAATGGCTACGCGCTTTGCGCAGCTCACGCCCGAGACCATCGCGAGCATTCAGTCGTCGCTTGAGCGCGGCGAGGTGCGCGACTTCGCCGACCTGTGCGACCGCATGATGCAGCGCGAGCCGCACATTCTCGCGCCGATTGAATCGCGACTCTCGATGCTGTCGGGTGCAGAGCTGTCGATTGAGCCCGCGCTGCCTACTGGCGACCCCGTGCGCGACGCGCTCGCGATTCCTGGCGCTGACCTCATGCGTCGCGCTGTCGAGCGCATCCCCGCATTCTCGCAGCGTGTCCACGAGTCGCTGATGGGCATCCCGATCGGCTTCGCTGCGCACGAGATCGAGTGGGGCGAAGACGAGCTAGGCGCGACTGTCCCGGTGCAGCTGCATTGGCTCCACGCGCGCCGCTTTAGGTACGTCGATTGGACGCTCCGCATCGTCGACACGGGCTTTGAGTACAACAGCGTCGGCATCCCGTTAGAGCCCGGCCGCTGGCTTGTCCACGAGCCCCGCGTGATCCCCGGATACCCCACAGGCGGCGCCCTTCGCGCGTGCATGTGGCTGTTCTTTTTCAAGTCGCTTGCCATGCAGTTTTGGCACGCGGGCGCTGAGCAATTCGCTTGGCCTACGCCAGTCGGTACGCTCCCCCGCTCAAGCGGTGATGGCGCCCGCGAACGGCTGCAAGAGGCGCTCGAACTCTTCACCAACGGCAAGGCCACTGTCATCGACGAAGGCGGCACCGTGCAGCTCCTTGAGAGCGCCGTGAAAGATGGCGGACTCAACGCGGCTCTCGTCGCGTCGTGCGATGCGGGATTCGCGACCGCGCTGCTCGGCATGACCGACCTTGCCTCACCTGCGCGCGTGGGCTCCTACTCGTCAGTTGTCGAGCGCAAGGGTGCCACCATCGACGCACGCGTTTTCAAAGACGAGCGCGCGTTGGCCGCGACTTACGAGACGCAGCTCTTCGCGCCCACGATGGAAGCGAACGCGCACCTGTTCGGCGGCGTCGTGCCTCCGACTCCGCGCGCGTCGTGGCTCATCCCAGCGAAGCGCACGCCTATCCCCGTCGAGCTTCTCGGCGCGGTCACTGTCGACGAGGCGCGGGCTTCGATCGGCCTCAAGCCCTTCGGCGGCGAAAAGGGCTCAGCGCTCTACACGCCCGCCCCCAAGCAGACCCCAGCAGCGCAGGTGCCAGCATGACGCACGCAGTGCGCAAGGGCGGCTCGTGGAGCGTCGGTGATGTCGCGTACGAGACTCGCGATGAGGCCCTCGATGCGGCCATCACTGGCGTCCCCGCGAAGCCTTTCATCATGCCTGGCTCGTCCCGCTTTTGGATTCCCGCGACCTCTCCCGAGTCGAGCGGCCCGGTCACCGCTGAAGCGATTTGCGCGATGGTCGAAGAGCTCAACGCGTCGACCCATCCGCGGCCCATCGACGGCGGATCCACCGACGCGCCGACTCACGAATACGCGGAGCGCGGCGACGTGCCTGCAACCGGCTGGATTCACCGCGGCGTAGTCGCCGAAGTCGACGGCAGCATCGAGGCTTTCCTTGAGAGCGAGGTGATGGCGCCAGTCGCGCCATTCATCCGCGAGGGACGCATCGCTTTCTCGTCGATACACGCCGAGTTCGCGGTCGACGCGGAAGGCGTCGCCGTCGCGTCAAGCGCGCGCCTCGTCTCGCTCGGGCTCACGAATCGTCCAGCAAACACAAGTCTTCCGCCGATCACGGCGGTGAGGGACGGGCGCAATGTCGCGCACGTCGTCACGCGGGCACGGCTCGCGGGAGTATCCCAAATGGCAGCAGAAAAAGTGAGCGCGGTTGCTCCTCCTCCGGATGCTCCGGAAGAGAAAAAGTCCGCAGAGATGACCATGGCGGAAGTCATGGCGAAGATCACCGAGCAAGACGCTCGCATCGCCGCCCTCGAAGGCGAGAACGCATCGCTGAGTGCAGCGCGCGACGCACTTGCCAGCGAGCTCTCAGTGCAGCGCAGCGCAACCGGCGCGGACGAAGCCGCGGCTGAGGTCGAAGCGGCTTTCGTCGCGGGCAAGTTCAGCGCTTCGGTCAAGCCCGCGATGCTCACGTGCGCACGTCAGTCGCTGTCGGTTTTCCGCGCGACTGTGGCGCTGATGCCGAGCCGCTCGCGCGTTGTGCGCAGCGCCGAAGCAGAGCCTGCGCGTGTGTCGGTGACGAGCGAAGCCGCGACGGTGGTGGAAGCCGCTGCGCTCGAGCTCGTGCGTGGAGCGATGACGGCCGACGAGGCCAAGGCATTCCAAGAGCGACGCGCGGCGCGCCTCGCAGCAAAGGCGGTCTGATCCATGGCCAATCTCACAGCAGAGCGGTCGCGCAACGTCCGCGGGCTCAATACCTTGATCATCGGTAAGGCGGTCGCGAACACCGGCCTTACGTGCTTCGTCGGCAGCCTCCTCGCCTACAACGCAACGGGCTTGCTTGTGCTTGCGGCTGACACCGCAGGCTTGCGCATCGCGGGCGTGTCTCGTCAGAGCGTGTCGAGCGCTGCAGCGGGCACCGTCCTTGAGTTCGAGTTCGGTCATCAGGAGTTCGTTCTCCAGGTCTCCGGCACGTGGACTGGCGCCGCACTCGGGATGGACGGCGTGATGGTCGATGACTCGGGAGTCACCACGGCCACTATCGCGACCAATGACGTGCGCGTGGGTCGTGTCGTCGAGCTCCAAACCATCAACGGCGCAGCGGGCGCTTGGATCGAAATCGCGCGCTTCGGCCTCGCCGCAGTCGCCTAAAAGGAGCATGAAAAATGGCCGTATCTTCAACAACCGCCAATGCTTTCCGCGACGCGTCTGTTGCGTTCAAGGAAATCGCTGACGACATCTTCGATCCCTCGGTTCGTCGCCCCGCGACCTACCAAGTCTTCACTCAGGAGATTGCCGCCGACAACGGCAACTTGGTCATCGAACACGACGTGGTGGAGGCCCTCGGTCTTGTCCGCGAGTGGGTCGCTGAGCGCGAGTTCGCCGATGTGATTTTCGCGCCCGTCCGCGGCGTCAAGCGGACGTTCGAGAAGTCGCATCGCATGAAGCGCAAAGACGCTGAGTCGATGGCTGGCATTCGCATCGTCCAGCGCCTCACGAACTGGCTTGGCTCGCGTGAGGCGGACATGGACAAAATCGTCCACGACTTCATCTTCGCGAGCAACACGGGCCCCATTGGTTACGACGGCGTCGCAACCTTCTCGGCATCGCATCCGCGCGGCGCGGCTGGCGCAGTGCAGAGCAACACGAGCGCGACCGCGTTCAGCGCGGCTCAGCATCGCGCGGTGATGATCGCTGGCTCTTCGCTCACCGACGCGAACGGCGAGCCTCTCGGCATTCAATACGACACGCTTATGGTGGGCCCTGCTCTCGCTGACCTCGCTCGCGAGATCACAGAGTCAACCCGCTATGCAGCGATCAACGCAGCGGGCGCCGAGGCCACGGCCTCAGTTCTCGCGGCCGCGAACGTACCCAGCAAGCGCGGTATCACGGTCTTCGAGGGCGGGCCTCTTCGCGTCGTGGTGAACCCACGCTTCATCGGGGGCCTCGCGCAGAAGTACCTGTACGTCGACACGACGAAGAACGTCACGCCCGCAGTGCTCTACATGGGCGATTCCATCCTCACGGAGCGCACGGATCCGACGCTCGAAAACGTCTTCCGCCGCGACGAGTATGAGTGGGGCGTCCTCTACGATCTCGTGCTCATGCCTGGCGTTTGGCAGACGACGTTCTTTGGGGGCGCATGATGTCGGCAGCTGAGCACATCGCAGAGCTTGCGCTGCAGTCGCAAGCGAACAAGCACGGTCTCGACGTGCGCGCGGGCAAGCGCTTCTCGGTGCGTGTCGAGTCCATCGCCATGCTCGCCGAGGTCGGCCAGGTCATCCCTGTGGGCGTCTCCATCTTGGAGAACGTGCACGAGTCGGACCTTCCGATTCTGCGCGGTCTCGAAGAGGACTACATGACCCCGCACGTCAAGCCGACCAAGCTTGCGACGGGTTCGTGGAGCGCTGAGGTTTTGCCGCGCAAGTTCTCGCTTGAGAGCGTGCAGATGCATCAGCGCACGATGCAGCAAAAGCAAGACATGGAGAGCCCTGGACGCCTTCCTGTCTCGCTCGAAGCTGCGTTCTACGACCACGTGGGCCGCGGCCGAAAGCCGCTGCTAAAGGTCGAGGTGCTCGACGCTCAAGGCCCCGCGAAGGCGAAGTCCTAACGTCGTGGCCTACTTGACGAGCACTTCGATCGGCGATGCCATGGGGGCGGCGAAGCGCGATGCGCTTTGCCCCGACGCGGCGTCGCTCGCGAAACTCATCGAGCAGGCCTCAGCTATCACCGAGGCAGCGCTCAGCGTCGGCGGATATGGGGCGCTCACCGCGTCTTCGTACCTTGCCGACGCGAGCAACTGCCCTCCCATGATCGCGCTCATGGCTTACGGGGCATTCGTCCAGTTCGCTTACGTGCGCGCGGACATCCCGCAGGATGCTCAGCTCGCGATCAACCTGCTTGAAGATATGCGCGCTGGGAAGCTTGAGATCCCAGGCTTGGCGCGTGATGTCGGTCGCCAACCGGGCGGCGTCGTCACCTCGAGCACCACGGTCTATCCGCAGATGCTCGCCCGCTCCCGCATGGGTGGCTGGTGAGTCTCCGCGTCACTGGCATCGACGATGCGCAGCGCATGCTCTCGGGCATCCGCGAGCGCACCGCAGAGCCGCGCCCTGCGCTCGCTCAGTGGGCCGAGACAGTGCGCGAGCTTGTGACCACGCAAGCCGCCGCGAAGAAGACGCCAGAGGGCGCGCAGTGGGCGCCACGCAAGACGGTGACACGCGTCGGCAATCGCATCGTCGCGCGCAAGGTCTCACGCCCGAAGGGCACGCTCGGCAACGTCTCGGGGCGCATGCTCGCAAGCGTCCGCACGACGATCGGCGCACGCGCTGTGATCGTCGAGGTCGGCGCACCTTACGCGCGCTTTTTCTCGGCTGGCACTCGCTACCAGCCCTCTCGCGCACTCATGCCCACAGGGCAGCGCGGACCCTACGGCGTGGCTTTCGCGGCCTTCACGCGCGGGCTCGCTGACTACGTCGTGAGCGGCCGTGCCAGCTGACTTCGCGCCAGTGCTCTTGGCCATTGAAGAGGTGTGTCTCGGCGCCGGTGCGATTCGCCTCGTCACCACGCCATCACGACCCCGCGCATACAACGCGGACCCATCGCAGGAAGCCGTGCGCGCGCTGGAGTCGCCAGGCTTCGAGGTGTCCATTGAAGACCGCGTGCACCCCAAGATGGCGTGGTCGCAAATCTCCACGCTCAACGCGTCCGACATCGGGATTCTGATCCGCATCGAGTACCCCGTTCCCTTCGAGCTCCAAGACGCTGACCGCAGACTTTGCCGCGCAGCCGCTTGGACCTTCGAGGAGCAGCTACGCCGCGCGCTCATGGCCCCCGGCAACCTCACGCGCACCGTCGCGCTCGTGTCTACGGGCATCCGCGGAGGGTGCCTTGACCGCTACGTCGGCGCGAAGCTCGAACGCGAAGATTTCACGAAGCGTCGGCTTTCAATCCTCACTCGATTTCGCTGCTTTGTAGACGCCACCTAAGGCGCTGGAGAACGCATGTCACTCGAACTCGCAACAATCAAAACGTGCCGCGTGGCAGTCGAGCCCGCGGGCTCATACGGCGTCGACATCGCGCTCGGCGCGAGCTTCCAAAATTTGCCGGTCACGGAAGACTTCGCGATGCCCGCACCCGAGCGCGAGATGCTTGATCCGATGGTCGCGCAGGCGCTCCTCGACAGCGCATCGATCAAGGTTGCTGGCAAGCGATCCGGGTCGATGAAGGTCGACCTGGTGCTCGGCTCGCATGGGCTCGACACCGACGGCACCGTGGCCGCGCCATCGAAAGCGACGTGGCCACTGCGCGCGATGCTTGAGACTGTCCTCGGCGGCTACTCATCGCCAACCGCGCTCGGCTCGCTCGTCACCGTGCAGGCCGCATCAACGACCACGCTCGTCAACGTCACCGCGGGCGACGGCGCATTGCTCACGCGAGGCCAAGCGATCGGCGTACTTTGCAACGGTGTGATGGAAGTGAAGGAGATTCTCAGCATCGCGACGAACGCGGTCAGCCTGCGCGAGGCGTGCTCCGCGACGCCCACGGGCACCATCCGCCACGCGGCTACTTTCTTTGCGACGCAGAACCCGAGCGACTCGCTTCAATTCGAGCTTCTCGGCGCTGAGCTAGACGACCACTTCCGCTTCAGCGGCGCACAGATCAAGGGCTTTAGCATCGAGGCGAAACCGGGAATGCTGCCGAAGATCAGCTTCGATCTCGCGGGCCGCGGCGTGGTCAGCATCGCCGCGCACTCGGGCCTCGCAGAAGCCACGTTCGCGAACTACTCGCCCATCGTCGCATCGGGCGGATGCATCACTGTAGCGACCTTCGGCAGCACGACGCGTGTCGACCCGCTCGTGTCTGACTTCTCGTGCAGCTTCGACATTGGATACGAGCCGGTCACGTCGTACTGCGCGACGGACAACATCGTGCGCATGCGGCGCAAGCGAGCCGCAGGCGGCAGGCTCGCAAAGGGGACGTTCACGATCCCGTATGAAGACACGACATGGATCACGGCGCGTGACAATCGCACCATCCGCGCGATCAACTTTCAGATCGGCTCGGCAGTCGGCGCGACCATGCTTCTAAGCTTCCCCCGCGTGCAAATCGTGGGCGTCAAGCGCGCGTCTTCGGGCACAAATCTCGCGGGGCAGACCATCGAATGGGAGGCGCTGCAAGACACGCTCGACGCCACCACGGACCTCGGTCGCGCTTCGGCGCGTCTCCACTTCATCTGAGTCCTCATGAGCAAACTCGACGAGCACGTGTGTCTCTTCGACCCTGCCATTCGGTGGGGCGGGCCACTCGACGACGCGACCGACCGCGACACGTGGCCGATTGAGCGCGACCCGAAGAAGCTCGTCCTCCACGAGGGCAAAAAGGCGGTGGTCTTCCACACCGCGAAGCTGACTTTCGCGCAGCACGCGTGGTGCAAAGAAGCGCAGGGGGAGACCGAGGTTTGCGGCCGCGCGTTCCGCGTCGGAGTGCGTCGCGTCGACAAAGCAGACGGCACGCCCTGGACGCCCATCGGCATTGAGTCGAAGGACTACTTCGCGATGAAGCCAGACGAACTCAACGCGTTTGAAAACTGCGTCATCGAGGAGATTGGAGCGTTGGTCATGCAGGGATCCGCGCTCCCTTTTGGCTTGAGGGCCTCCTACATGGTGCGGCCCTCATCGCTTCACGTGTGGGACGCGAACGATCGAGCCCTCCGATGTGCGGCGCTGAATGCGGAGCGGTCGATCCTGAAGCAGCGAAGAGCCGACCCCACACCTTAAACGACCCGCGCTCTCCTATTGGAGCAAGCGCGCGCCGCGACATCCGAGAGGCCTATCGATGCGGCTGCAACGGCGAGACGTGGACACCAGGACGCACCTTGCGGAGCCCCATCGCGCGCAGCGCGGTAGGCGGGCTTGCGGTCGTACGTTCGGTGTGCGGCGTCGAGCCTCCTACTTGCCCATGGGCGGCCTTCAAAGAGCCACGCGTGCACGAGGTGATGCGCGCCTACAGGTGGGCGGAGAAGGGGCAAGCGCGCGAGGCGTGGGGCGACGATCCGCCCGCGTGGTTGAAGCGCGGCGTGGAGGTTTTCAGCGCTGCCCTCGAAGCGGCCAAAGCGGATGTGCTCGACACCGAGCGGAAGGCGTGAGCCATGAGTGAGGCAGACGGCAAAGTACGGATTGAATACGAGGTCACTGGTGTCGAGCAGGCCTCTACGGCGCAGCAAGAGCTCGAAGCTGTGCTCTCTGACGTGGGCGTCGTGCTTGACCGCGTCTCGGAGAAAACAGACGAGTACGCGCAGGCGGCCGCGTCTGCTGCTGAGTCGTCAGACTCGCTGACCGCTGCAGCCGTTGAGAGCGGCTTCAAGATGGGTGAACTGCGCGAGCGCGTGGGCAACGCTGTTGGCGCGCTTGGCACCTTGTCGAGCATGCTCGGAAGCGAGAGTGACGCTGGCGCTGTCATCGGTCGCATGTCGCAGTTTGGTCAGATGGGCGTGCAGGTCGGCGGCATCTTTGGGCCAACTGGCGCAGTCGTCGGAGGCATCGTTGGCGCGCTCATCCCAGCGCTGGACGAGCTCACTGGCGGGTTTGATGGAGTGTCGGAGTCCGCTGAGCGCGCGGCGCTTGCTGCGGAGAACGCAAGCGTACGCATGATCGCGGCTGCCCGTGCAACACGAGAGGCCGAAACAGCGCAACGCAACGCGGACCAAGACCTTGCCCTTGCCGCGTCAAGCAATCTTCGCGACAGACAGAGAGCATCCGACGACGCGATCGCTGTGACGCGTCGCGAGTTGGAGGCGCAGTTCGGCGTCATCTCGGACACAGCGCGGCGTGCAGATGGCGAGCGGCGTGACGATGCGATTCGAAGGCTAGAAATCGTTCGCGGTCGACTGCGTGAAATCGACATCGAGATATCAGAGCGCGAGCAAATGGCGCGCACGCAGCAGTTCGCCGCAGACAACCCGCAGGGTCCGAGCGGCGATCTCCGCATGAACATGAGCAGCAGGCGCGGCGGCGGTCCGCGTGCGGACGACAGCGCAGCGCGCGCGGAAGAGGCTCGTGAGCGCTTCCGTATCGGACTCATCGACGCTGAGGAAGACCGCGAACTTGCACGCATCGCACGCGTTGCCGAGGCAGAGCGGCGCATGCTTGAAGAGCGCAAGGAGAACGAAGAGGCGCTCGCCCGCGACCTCGACGAGTTCCAGCGCGAGAGCATGGCAAACCGCGTGCGCGAAGAGGCGGAAGCGCTGGAGGTGCAAGAGTCGAAGCGCCTCGCGATCAAGCGTCGCCAAGAGGCCGACACGCGCATGTGGCGGGACACGAGCAGCAGCATGCTCGACGCGACTCTCGGCGGCGCGAACGCGATTGGCGGGGCCTTCGCAAACGCATTTGGCGCGGCTATTCAAGGCCAAGAGGACTTCGGAACTGCATTCGTCAAAGGCATGAAAATGCAGTTGATTCAGTTCGGCGTGGGCCAGGTCGCAGAGGGCGCAGGCGCGCTTCTGTCGGCGGTCGGCCTCGCGTTCACGAACCCCCCCGCGGCAGCTGGCAAGGCGGTCGAAGGCGCTGGCAAAATCGCGCTTGGTGTGTCCCTTGGCGCAGCAGGTGCGGCCATCTCGACGCCAGCAGCACCGAGCGGCGAGGACAAGGCGCCGCGCATGGGCCCAGCAGCGAACGAGGGCGGCGGCGGAGGCAACATCGTGGTCAACATGAACAGCCCGTTTGTCACCGCAGGCACTCGCGCTGAGCTTGGCCGCGGGCTCACGCGCAGCATCGCGGACTCTTCGCGCCGCTTCGGGAGGGCCGCATGAGCGCGACGATCGATTGGGGCTATGACGCTGCACGCCTCGGCGCGATTTCGTTCACGCTCACAGAGACGGGCGGCGGCGGCGCAACAGGCACGGTCACGCTGTCGGGTCAATACCTCCACGCGCACGCGGCGACAGTGGTCACCGTGCAGCGGCTCGACGTGTCGACGGGCGAGACGGTGTACGACTTCGATCAAAGCTATGTGACGCTTTCGACGGCGCTCAAGGCAGCGCTTGAGGTCGTGGGCAACTCGACGTACACGGTCACCTTTAGCGCGAGCTCGCGCTCGTATGCGATCCTCGCATCGGGCGGCGGCGTAACGGCTTTCGCGATCACGTCGCCTTCGGTCGGAGCGCAACGCATGCTCGGCGAACTCGCGACAGTGGGCCCGCTCTTCGTCGGCTCGACGGTCGAGGTGTGGCACTGGAGCTACGCGACAAACCTCGGCTTCTCGCGATGGGACCGTCGCGCAGGCTCACCCGAGGGCGCTGAGGCGCTCATCGGCAGCGATGGCAGCGTGCGCGGGCTCTCGACGCTGGGCACTCCGGAGCTGCTTGATTTCGTCTTCCCCAGCGAGCCACGCGAGGCCGTGCGAAGCGATGAATCGCAGGCCGCGTACACCGCGCGAGGCTGGACGC